TATTTCTCCAAACATTTATAATTTTGCAATCATATATTTTAAAATCTTGTAAACAATTAATTATCTGTTCTTTTAAATATTTTGCACCCTTTTGTGTCATTTTATTATTATTACTTAAATAAGAAGATAAAGTTCCACTCAACCACGATTTTTTATATTCTTCGGTGGTAAGTTCAAGTTTTGAACTATCAATATCTTCAACCCATATGGGCGTTGGAAATATGTTGTATTTCATTCATCTTTCGGTTTTATTAAATCTTTACCTTCTCCCACAGAAGTTATTTTTTTAATATCTTCAGGAAAATTTTCTTGAAAATTAGCTATAATTGACATTAAATTATTAACTATATGTTTTAAAGATTCTGCGGGAAGTTCAAAACATTTTTTTTCATTTATAATTTTTATTTCTAATTTAGAAAATTCAATTTTAGCTGATCCATCCTTTTTGTATTGTATTATTTTCATTTTTTTACATCTCCTTTATAGTCTGCATGCTCACCATTTTTATCAACGTAATGAAGAAAAGCTTGAATATGATAATCTCCATCAAAAGGCTCTCTCCAATGTTTTACATTACAACCGTTATAGATTAAAGCATCTCCTTTATTTAAAATTACTTTTGTTTCATCCATAAAAATACCCCAGTCATTTTTATCTGAATCAATAAAAACAGTTGCACTTATTTCACAAGAGGGTCTATCAGTGTGTTTTTTAAGTTCAGCACCATAAGTATAACATCTCCAAAAAGTGTAAGTTTCATATAATTCAATATTAATTTTTTTTTCAATTAAAGATCTTTTTCTACTTGAAATAGTTTCTATTAAAGGATCTTTGTAAAAAGAAGTATCAGCATTATTATTTTGAAGTAGATCAAAATTAGTTCTATTATTAAAATGTTGTAGTTTACAATATTTTTTTAATAAATCTATTTCTGTTTCATTTAAAAAATTAGTAATAATCTTATATTTTAATTTATCTATGCTAACCATGATACTACTGTATACCTTGTTCCTTTTGTTATTTTTTCAACTGAATGTGGGTACAAAAAATTTGAAGGCCACACTATAACTCTACCAGGTGTTGGAGACACTGTCATAATTTTTTCTGTTTCTTTTTCTGGACCGTGAAAAATTAATTCACCACCTTCATAATCATTATTTAAAAACAAAATCATACTTAAAGTTCTAGGTGCTGCAGAGTGATGGTCATAATGTATTGTATAAAAACCACCTTCTTCGTATTTTAAAGCTTCAATTGAAGTTATTTCTGTACAATTTACTTCTGATTTTAAATTAAGATTTTTTCCATATTCATAGTATACGTTTTCTAAAGTGTGGTTTAAAAAATTTTTCCAATGCACATTACTATAACTGCTATCGTCAAATACCCATGAATCAGTGTTTCTAATTTTTTTATTAACAACGTTACCTTTTTTACTATCAATAACAGCTGTTTCTTTAAACTTAACTTTATTTAAATATTTTATTAAAGACCCAATTTTTTCAGGGTCTATGGCATTATCAAATATTTTAATATAATTTTTTAATTCCATTTTTTTTTAGTCCAAAAAGTATCTTTGTAATTATTTAAAAACTGTCTACAAATTTTTAATTTTGAAAAAAAATAATTTTTTCTTTTTCCTTCTAAAAATTTTATTTTCCAATTATCTCTTTTAAAAGGAATAACTTGAGCATAGGGAGTTCCTTTTTTTACAATAGTTTCTAAGTTTGGATATCTGTCTCCATTAATTATAATTGGAAAATTAACTGGCAAATCAAATGTATCCGTATCAACTATTCCAGGTATAATTTGAAATCTGTCATCATTATTGTTTAAAATAGGAACAAATAAACATGAATATCCAGGTGGGGTTTTAATAACAAATGGATTTAAAATTTTAAAATAAGATTCATTTTTATTTTTTTTATGAAAAGGACAATCTTCTCCTAATTGACCTTTTGGGTGATAGTGGGGGTCTCCTGCATTTACATTCATTCCTTTTATATCTAAAACACTACGCTCATAGGTGTGCCATCCAACTGCAAATTCTGAGTCTTTTTTATTATCTTTATTAATAAAATTATATTTAAAATAAAAATCTTGACTTAATTTTAATATATACCCAGCTGTTAAAGTATCTAAAAAAGGCATACAACCTTTAATAGTTCTATATTCACGTTTGTGTTCTAATTTTTTAAACCAATTAGGTATATTTAATTTAGCTGGAATTGGAAAAACATCTTCAAATAAATTTTTTGAATTTTCAGGGTAAATAATTTCTATTATTTTTTCTTTCATAAAAAATTTCTTTCATCAAAAATTTAAATAATAAATTAAAGTACAGTAAAATTAAATAATTTATTGTTTTCTTTTAATTTAAATTCAATTCCTGAAGTAGGGTAAGTTAAGCTATCTAAATCAATTGATTCTAGGTATGTTAAACTTTCTCTAGCTTTTTCTATTTGAGAATGATTTGGTCTAGCTCTAATTTTATCAGTTAACATTTCAATGCGATCTTGTAATTCTTTTTTAAAATCTTCTTTACTTATAGATGTAGCCTCTGATGTTGGAGTTGTTCTTATAGTAGGTGTATTATTAGAAAAATTTTCATGATCAAATTCTTTAGTGCCGTTAACTACCGCATCATAATCTTCATCTGATACGTCAAATATTTTATATAAACTATCTTGACCTCTAGTTAAATACTCTAAGTCTACATCTGTTTTAGCTAAACCAACAAGATCACTTGCTTGTAAATTATCCTTATTTATAAAAACTATTTTAGCCACAATATTAACCTATGTCCTCATAAATTTTTATTCCACCAGCTACACCATTATTTCCAGTTGTTGTAGTATTTTTAATTCCTCCCACACCAGCTTGGAGTGCTCTTGTAGATCCTGGAGTAGCGTTCGCACCCTGAGCACTTCCTATATCAACTGATGAATTAATAATTGGCTCAGCCATATACGAGTTAATAGTTTCTATCATTGCAGTAGCTGGATTTCCGTCTCCTGGATTACCGTTTACATTTCCCGGACTACTAAGTTCAATAGCGTTTGATGAACCTGTTACAGTACCCATTGACCCTCCTGCACCTGGAGATCCACCTCTTTGTCCACCGCCTCCACCATTTGCAACAAAATTTGTATTGAAAGTAGATGCAGTTCCTGCATTTCCAGGAGAGTTAGCACCTCCCTGGTTACCTCGTGCTCCTAAAGCATAAGGCACTGAAAAAGGTTGTGATATTGGGGTTGCTAAAACACCAAATCCACCATTGCCGCCTGAACCACTAGTTCCTGGAGAGGCTAAATTCCCTGATGCTCCGCCACCACCTCTCATATAGACTATAATTTTTGAAGTGTTATTTGTTGCAGTAAAAGTTCCGTTAGAACCGCTGGTTGGGGCTGCATCAACTTTTGTTAAAACCATGTTAGCTCCGCCAGCGCCAGACGAAGCAGCAACTACTCTTCCAGATGAATCAACAGTTACTGTTGCTGATGTAAAAGTTCCTTTTGCTGGTTTTATAATTCTTGGCATTTGTTATCTTTCCTCCTTAAAATTAATCTACTAATTCAACATATGAAACATGAAATGCTAAATCGTTAGCAGCACCTGCTGTAACAGAAATTAAATCTGTTTCATCTAAATAAATCGGTCTACTGATTAAATCTAATGTTGAATCTGCAGGCACTGAAATTGTGCTTGCAATTTTAAAAAAAGTTGAACCATTGTCGTTACTAATTTCTACTGTTGCATCAACAGCATCAGTTCCATCAATGTTTGCTAATAATATTGTATCAATTCTCACTGCAGTTTCTGCAGGAACATCGATCATTGTAGTTCTGTTTGTGTCAGATAGACTACCCATAGCATTTTTAGGGGTAATCGTTGCGACGTTAGCTAGATTTGGTGTTGCCATATTTTAATCTCCTTTTAAA